TCCATAAACTGTTTAAGATTGGAATGAACATGACGACATAGCTGAGAAAACACAGATATTTCTTCAGACTTAGCATTAATTCTTTGTCCAGATGTGACGTTCTGATTGATAATTGAAGCCTGTGTTGCACTTCTCACCTTACCTTGCAATTGAGGAGCTACACCGGGCTGTGTATCAGAAAACTGAGCAAACTGCCCTCGAAGCTCTTGAACCATTCGTAGTCCAGATATGCTTACATCAGGGAATACCATTGGCTTAATTCCCTCAGGAGAACCAAACCATCTAGCTCCCGGCATAAACTTCATCGAGTTGACATCGCCCACTAAACCTGGGTCAACAACGGTGACGGGAGACAGCGAATATTGAAGGCTGTCCATGGTGTGATTTGTGACATCGTTAATCTGATATTGCGTACTACGCAATTTATCAGGAAGAGAAAAACCATAAAACAAATTGCCCGGACGTTTAATGTATCTCTCGGCAAGATAAGGATGAGACTGATGCCAAAAACGATTGCGTCCCAAATGCAACACAGTTCCATCGTTTGCGATTACTGCTCTACAAGGCACGCGCTCTTTCCCTTCAAGAGCAAATTCAGTCCATACTTCTGTCAAGAATATATATCCCTTACGCACACTTGATGCAGAAGAAATATTTACAATCTCCAATCTCTCAGCATCCACCCACTGGTGGTGAGGATCAAAAGATTTTTCCGAAACCTGATCTAAATTGATATAGTCTGGATTATTTTCAAGCTCGTAACGAGGATACCACTGATCCTCAAAAATAAATTCATGGTCAAGAAGATTGCCTGTTTCTGGATAAATGTACCAACGGAAAATGTCGACAAGATCGCAGGTTGCACCAAAGTATTTTGGCACTTGATCTTTAATTGGTTGGCCCTTCTCGTTTCTTGTATAAATATCTTTTAGCTCTTTGCGAAATCCTGTTTTGTAAACTGATGTGCCAAATAGAATTTTGTTTCTCTCAAATTGCTCATGCTTTACAAAAAGCTGTATTTTTTCAGAAAGCTCATATTCAACGGCTGCGCGAATTTTATCAGCCTTTTCTTGTGGAGTGCCATTAATGCCAATAGCTTTGACAATGTCTGGTCCGGGGAACAGGGCTGACATAGCTTTATCAACAGATAGCTCTATTTGAGAATGAAGTTCTGGAACAAAAATGTTTGAGCGTCCCACATACCCCATATCATCAAGGCGGCAAGACCAAAGGCGTAAATCATCAATCCATTGATCTTCCATCTCCAAGCGGTTGGTCCTTGCATCTTGAATACGAGGTCTATAGTATTCTAAGAAGCGATCACAAACTGCTGGATCACTAGCATAGTTCTTCTCAAACTTGTTTAATTGTTTCTCTGTTGTCTTGACGACTAATGCTTTTCTTCCCATTTAAATCTCAATCCTTCTTCCACTAACCGGATGAATAATGACATTATTATGAAGATTGAACTGACTTGCAGCCTGATTAAACCTAAACCTAGATACCATGAAAGTAGCTCCATACCTGAGACAATTATGAACCATTACTCCATTGGCAAAGAAATGGTGGGCCTTTGGTACGTTTATATCAAACACTTCACAGCTTTCTGCCTTGCTCACGCGCTCTACGCCTAAAGTCTTTTGCCCTACAGTTCTGGTGACAGAATTTTGCTCTTCCTTGCATAAAAACAAATTCATCGGCCATAAACTCTTTATTGCACACCAAACAATTTGTTTTAACCTTTTTCCTATTTTCTTTTCTAAAATTGACTGCGTGATTTCTGTGCCACTCAAGACCCTTTTCTGATCTATGCCACTCTTTTGTAAGAGGTCGGATTTTCTCCAAGTGCTCAAGACGTTCTTCTGATTTTGCTCTTGCGACAATTGCATCTCTGTGTTCAGAAAAGTGCTCTGCTGCGCTGATACACTCAAGATTTGAAATGGAGTTATCTGACACATCTCCATTTTTATGGTGGATATGGAACCCGTCCGGAATAGGCCCATTATGTTCTTCCCAAATGTACCTATGAAGGTATATATGCTTCTTCTTAACTTTGGCGTCATAACCCTTGAAATAATTTCTGTCAGAAGCGTTTTTTGAATTTGGATAACGTCTGAAAACAATCCCTGAGTATATAATTTCTTCTTTGTGCATAGACTCTCTTCGCTACGCAAGACATCTCCCCTTGTCAAATTTATTGCCTCCACCCATCCAACTCCATGAACCCAAAATAAATGATTTTCTGTCACCCTTATTTTTGATCCATCAGTAAGATGCACCCATACAGTTGGCTTTACTCCTTTTCTAATCAAGCCGCTGTGCTCGCGGTATCCTGAAGAAGTTAAAACCTTATGCTCTAAAGATATTTCATCTAGTCTAACCTTCCCCATATCGGTGCTTATGAGAGTATCACCAGATAAACAATCAAATACATGATCGTAGTAACCATCTTTTGCTGGATGTTCTTCACCATCCACTCTGTGATATCCGCCACGAAATCCTTCAACCAAGCGTTTGCATCTCCCATTTATATAAAAGTTTGGCTCATTGTTTTTGTTCTTTGTGTCCAAAAGCCATTTTATAGCCTTTATCCCTTCAGCGATAGACTGCCTACGATATTGTGGATAAATTCCAAGCTCATTTAAAGCCTTTACAGACGTCTGCCCCGTATCCTTTTCATCCGCACCATGTGGATCACAAAAGTCTTTTGTTATCTTATTATTAGGAAACATCTCAGCCTGATGCTTTAATACTCGTTTTGCAAAATCATCTATATATTCCTTATTGCCACACATCTCTTCTAACACACGCATCTGCCCGTCAATAAATTGAAACCATACACAAGCGGGGGTGTTATACCCAAAGTCCCAAGACCTAAACAAAGTCTTGTCCTCTTCCACCTCAACAGACCAAACATAATTGCCTCGATTGAACTGGGGAAACACTGGCCTACCCTTGTGAACCCGTCCAAACATTCCGTATATAAGCCTTTGCTGCATCTCTGGACTGTATTGACTCTTGAGCTGCTCAATATATCCGGGAGGCAAATTCTCTTTATTTTCAAGCGTTGAAGCAAAATAAATCTTGTGATCCTTCGGACAATCCTTAGAAAGAAAAAATTGAGGAATCCAATGGTCCTCATCTGTAGGGTTTAAACTTATTATCCCTCGATAACGAGGAATTACTCTACTATCTGGATTTTTGATAATCTGACGTGTGCGGTCCTTAAGAGTTTTCCACATATCTTCATCAATCTCATCCGCCTCATCTACAAAAAAACCCGCTATCTCCATAGAATCAAACTTCTTCATTTCATCTAATGGTCGACCCAAAAACTCCGATCCATTTATCAACTCAACACGCATCGGGTTTTTCGTTGCTTCTTTGATTAATCTTGAATCAAGAATCTCTAAAAAGGTTTTCCAACTCGAATCTCGAAGAGACGGAAGAGTTTTACGACCAATAACATATGTCGTTCTTGGAAACTCCAAAGCACACGTTATAAGCTCCTGAATGGCAGCAAAAGTCTTACCAGCTCCCTTACCTGAAACTAAACAACAAAACTTCCAATCACCTTCGTGAAACCTTCTTTGCCATTCAAGAGGAACGTATTCATTGATTACGTCCATTACACTTCAACAGCCTCAACCTCTTTTTCCTGCTTAACAGGACGAGGAATGTTCATGTGTATATTAACAATGCCAGCCTTTTGCTTATCACCAACAACACCAAGATTGAGCATCGCTGTAGAAATATCAGACTCAAGCTGAAAAATTCGCTCCGACAATGAAAGCTCTAACCTCATCAAATTCGGAGACACTTGCCTCTTTTCTTTTTTACAAATCCTCTTTTCCTTAGCAACACCCTTTAATTGTTTTCTTAAAGCCTTAAGATAGGTTTGCTGACTTTGTAACAAACGAATAGCCAAGTCCTCAGCATTAACCACTTGATCTCGAAAAATGTATTTAACAATCTTATCCCAAACAGATTGATCTATTTCTCGGAAATACTTGCTGCGCATTTCCTTTAATGTCACTCCTTGGTCAACAAGGGCGCGCAGCTTCTCTGTCACCTCAATAGAAGGCTTAAAATCCCTGCCAGTAATCTGATTCTTTATCTCCTCAGCAAGGAGGTTGGGCACTAATGCCTGAGCCTTGGCAAGAATCTCTTCCTTTTGCTTTCTTCTCCTCTCAGCAGCTCTTCTACGACCCTCTGCTGCCTTGAGCTTGTATTGCTCATATTCCTCAGGAGTCATAGAATTACGGTAAATCTCTATAGGTGATAGCTTCTTCTTTTCAGACATATATCTAGCTTATTAGATATTTGTTTAATTTTCATCATCAACGAAAATATTTAGCACTAGATAATAAAGAACCCCCGCACTGCCTCTCGCTTGACGAATTGCAATTTGGGGGTGTAGTCAATTTTCTGCAAAGAAAATTATTGACTCCCTAAAGCTCATATTTCTTCGAGCAAATGTCAACAATTTTCTTAAACAACAGGAGGTAAAAATGAAATGGTTTAAGCATTACAACACGGCTTCTCAAGATGACATCTTGGGACAATTTTTTGCAGAACAGAGGTACGATTGCGTGGCTCTTTTTTGGGTTTTAATGGAGTTCGTGAGCCGAAATGAAACTCAAGAAAGGAGCGGTGACGCAACGGTTCAAACCAAATTTCTTGCACGCGCAATGAACATGAAAACCACAAGATTGATTAGTTTGTGTAAGTTTTTCGCACAAATTGCGCCAGCATGGAAAATTGATGCAAATGAGACGCAAATTAGTTTCCGTATTCCTAACTGGGCGGAATTACAGGAAAGACGAGGAGGAAAAAGAAAGCAAAAAATTTCCAAAAATGCGGGAGATATAAGAAGTAAGATATTAGATGTAAGAGATAAGAGTAAAGAGGATAATAGAGATATAATCCCCCTCCCCCTTGTTTATGAACAAACTAATTGTTTATTAAACAAACGTAAGTTTCCCGAGCTGGATTTTGACGCGGTGTATGCAAAGTATCCGAGGAAGATTGGAAAAAATTCGGGCTTGCAAAAACTCAAACGCGATGTTAAGACGGTCGAGGATTATGAATTGCTCCTTAGGGCCGTTGAAAACTACGCGCGGGAAGTAAGCGGCACCGAGCAAAAATTCATAAAGCACTTCTCGACTTGGGCCTCTAGCTGGAGGGACTGG